GAATCCCCATCATCATCTTCATCATCCTCATCCTCTTCATCATCATCCTCTTCTTCATCCTCTTCATCCTCTTCATCCTGGGGTTGTGACCCCGAATCCCCATCTTCATATTCATCTTCATAATCATCTTGCAACTCAGTATCAATCATTAACGGTTCACTTATATCATCGGGGTCTCCGGGTAGTGCATGTATAGTATCATTATCATCTTCAACAGCTTGTTCTTTTTTAACAATAATAGGTTTTACGGATCCATCATTTTGATGTGTCATCATTTCGTGGAATGCTTTAAAAGACATTTCAGTCTGTTCGTTCATTTCTTGTTTTATATCTACAGTTTGACTGGTTGTAGTTAGTTCATTTACATTTAATTGAATATTTTCACTGTCTAGTTTACGTTTTAGTTCTTCGTTCTCTTTAATAAGTTGTTGCACCATAGGCAATTGTTTAATAATACTTTCCATTTCACTTATATTTTGCTCATAACCCGCATAATGTTTATTAATGGCACGCATAACGTCTTGAATTACTGCTTCTTTATCCACAATTAACGACATATTACCTATTAATATTAGGTTTCGTTTAATATAGTTTAATATATTATATTATGTGATACTATTTTTGATATAATCACAATATTTTTCCTCTCGTTCAATTAATATACAATTTCGCCCCATTTCTTTACACGCTACACCAATAGAACCTGAACCCGCAAAACAATCCAATACCATATCTCCTTCATCGGTAGTATGAGCTATAATATTTTTTAACAAATCAATAGGTTTGGGTGTAATATGCACAGGACATCGTTTCGCCATATCATAATTCCAAACACTATGACTTGTTTTCATATTATTAAATTTGGGGACAATATCCTCGTATGTGAGACCAAGGTGTTTTTCAATAGGTTTGATGGTTTCTCGTGTAGGTTGATTTTTGCCTGTTTCTAAATTACTATACCAACCAGTATATCCGCCGGTTTTGCTGAGGATTTCCTGTGAAATAGTCATTTGAGTTACTTTGAGGCGTGTTCGTGCTTCTTTTAGTTTGTAACTGTTGTCAAAGGTATAAAACAATATATATTCAGCCATTTTATTAAAGGTGTGCATTTCATTTTTAACAACAAATCCATCCATGAATCCTTTTCGAGGAGAACCTTCAAACCGCTTATTCCATACAATCATTTGATTGAATTTAAAACGAGTATTTTGTTTTATATTCATCATTAATTCACTAATCGTTTCCATGTCATTGTGAAACATAAAGAAACTACCATTATCTCGCAATTTCATTTCCAATTTCTTGATTACAGTTAGCATAAACTCCTGATAATTTGAAATGTTATCCCAGGTATCTTTGCCAATATTATAGGGTGGATCAATACAAATCAATTGTGCTGTTTTATCCTTTACTTTATCTAGTTGCTCTATACAATCACCTTGTAACAGTTGAATATTCACCATATACTATACTATAGCATTCATTTCTTATATAATGATTTCATAAATTGAATATTAAATATTAAATATTATTTTAGGAAATAGTAACAACCATGAATTTCTTTATAGAAACAATTACCTCGTCCACTTTTACCGCTACTATATCCGCTATGAAAGTATATTTATTCTGGAACACCATGCATTGGGGCGCAATTCAATTCTATCAACACTTTTGTGCACCTCAAACTATCATTGGATATATCATGACACCACTTATGACTCAAACACCCCACTGCAGAACAGCTGACTGGATTCATCGCACTTCTACAGACGCCTTTAATAGCATCACTACACTTGTTATCACATGGGGGAGTAGTTTTGTATCCAAATGGTATTCCATTAAATCACACACAAATTGAAAATATAATACTCCTATTTCATATATATCATTTCAATATGTATTACTTGTGGAAACTTCTATTCGGTATATTTAGTTACACTAATTCATCGCTACCAAAAATTATTGTAATCGAATCAAACTACGCCGCTCTAAAAGCAACTTATATTGAATACGAAGAGGAAGTTGCATCAGGAGGTATGGTGGAAGGCAGTTGGAGCATAGGTGGACATGGTTCTCATCATGCCTATGAATGTTCAGGTATAGCAGGTGCAACGGATTGTTAATCATTGTTTGTTATAATATATTTTTTTTATAAATAATATATATATTAATATGAACAATTATAACCAAGATACGAATGTATTTGTAAAGGACCAATTAGAAAATAATACTAAAGAAAATAATAGTAAGGAAAATAAAAAAAAAGATATAGTTGACACTGTTTTCCCTCATCTAAATATAAAGTCATTTTTAGGTTTATTATTTATTTATTTAATAGTATTATGTAGTGGTATATACATATCTTTTCATTATTTCACTATAACTCGGTTTTTACTTTACCTTTCAAACGTAGATTTACTTTCAAACACATTGGCAACGGCATTTCCCGACGTATTTAAATTAGCTTATAACCCAGAACCAGATTCACTTATAAGTTATTTATCTTACAATACCATATCTATGGTTGCATTAACCGGAATATTTATAGCTGGTTTACATATGAAATCAGTAGGTAAAAGTGATGCTATTGCACTTCAAAGTATGATAATTGTTGGTATTGTTACCTATACTTTACCAACAAATTTAATACCTATATTGACTAAATTATCAGACAAATTCATAGAAACTTATATTATACACGATAACTTAAATCACAGTTTTGGACACGCTGTTCTTAAATTAGTAATTGGTTTAATTGTTGCTCTTGGATTTATAGGATTAGAAGAATTTATTCTTAAACAAAACATTTATACTAAAACTTTAACAAGTGGTGGAAAACGATTATTTAACACTTTTGGTAAATAATATAGTATTTTATGTTATTATTATATATATGAGCGAAGAACTAGAAAGTAAAACGAAAGCAAATACGGAATACATGACTTTTAACGGCGATGAATTTACAGCCAAAATCGTATATATCTATGATGGTGATACCATGCATGTCGTTTTTAATGCACTCGGAGGATATTATCGCTGGAATTGTCGCGTCATGGGTGTAGACACGCCGGAATTGCGAACTAAAAATCTAAAAGAAAAGGAAATGGGATATAAAGTACGTGATATTTTGAAAACTCACTTTTTAAACCAAATCGTTACAATAAAATGTTACAAATTTGATAAATATGGACGTCTTTTAATTGACGTATTCCTTCCTGAACACATTCCTAACGATAAACAATCTAATATGCTAAGCAATTGGTTAATTGATAATGAATATGCTTATGCCTACGCCGGAGGAACTAAAAAACAATGGGATTTATAAATCACGCGGCGTAAAAGATACTCCACAACCACACGTCGCTGTAGTTTTTTTATCCACACCATACACAAACTTACTTTCATACACTCCTTTGTTAAAATCCTCAAACTGATAATCTATGGTTGTCCCTATTAAATACATTTCCGATAACGGATCTATATACACTTTATGCACACCATTGGAAACACAATTAGGTTTTTGCATCTTTATTTTTTCATAATTGTCGTAGGTTAACACCGACAAATCAAAATTAAACCCGTTGCATCCGCCACCACGAGCACCAAATAAAAAACCATGCGCGCCAGGCGCTTTTTCTAAAATAGTGCCCATTTTTTTCCACGCTTGTTTTGTAACAGATATCATTATATAGTATAATAGAATAGTTTTTATCTAAATAATATATATCCTTATGCACGACATCATTATTGTGGGTGGAGGTATATCCGGTCTGTATTTAGCTTATCTACTTTCCACCAAAACTTCTAAAAATGTCATGCTATTGGAAAAAAGCAACCGATTGGGCGGACTAATTGATTCACGATTCGAAACTTTCCAAAAAGGGTCTCGCCAAACTCGCAAAAAAACACAAATGACAAAGTACGAGGCCGGAGGGGCTGTGGTATATGACCATCAAAAACACATGTTAAAATTATTAAAAGAACTGGATATAGAAACCGGAAAATTGCCATTTGATAGCGAAGGCAATTATTTAAAAGAATTGCGAGAAGAAGGTCGCAAAGAACCCTTACCAAAAAACGAAAACAAACGCTATATCACCTTATTGAAAAAAGTATTTGCCTTTATGGATAAGAAAAAAGAAACCTACTGCCGCCAATATACCTTGGAACAAATATGTATTCAAGTGATTGGGTTCCAAGACACTCGCTTTCTTGAGTTTTGTTATGGATATGCCGGGGAGTTTAGAGTTGCAAGCTCGGTTGTGGCGAGAAAAAATATTGAAAATGAAGTGTTTCATAGCAAAAATATCCTTTTCTTTAAAAAGGGTTATGAACGCGTGATAGATCGTTTAGCAGAAGCCGTCCAAGACAACGTAACCATTCATTTAAACAAGGAAGTTATTCATTTTAATGAACATAAAGACGGGCATTACACCGTAAATACAAAGGACGGTCACTACATTACCCGGCAATTGGTCTTTATGGTTCCTCAACAAGTTCTCGCCAAAATGGATCGGTCTTTTCATCCAGAAGAGATAACCAAATTAAACTGTGTTGAACCCATTAGTTTATGCCGTGTATTCCACAAGTATAATGTACAAAAAGGCGAGAACAAATGGGTGGAAAAGGTGAAATATGCTACGGTGAATAACGCGTTGCGGCAGGTGATACCTGCTAACAAAAAGAAGGGACTGTTGCAAATTAGTTATAGTGATTGGTATTTTGCTGATTTTTGGGGAAAACTAAATGATAAGCAAAGCAAAAAATTAACGCAATCATTAGTAAAAGAAACCTATCCAAACGCAAAGATAAAACCGCCCACATGGACCAAAACGCACTATTGGAAGGGGGCCATTCATTTCTGGAAACCCAATTGCAATGAGCGTTCGTTGTATAATAGTATAACTCATATGCGGAAAAATCTTTTTATAGGTGGCGAGAGTTTTAGTTTAAATCAAGGGTGGTGCGAAGGTGCCATACAAACCAGCGAGAAAATTTACAAACTATTAATATAAAAAGATATTTAGTATTATTATTATTATTATTATATGACTATAGATTTATCTAAAATACCAAAAGATATTATAGATAAACACATTATACCTTATAGCTACAGTCCTCAACCAGCAGAACTAGTAAAAGATATTAAAACGTTTCATTTAACATTAACGAAAATGTTTGAAATGTTTTATGAAGTCTATCGCGAACATCCTGACGATAAAAAAGGAATTCATAGACTGTTAAAAATAAACATAACTCATTATTTATATGAAATCGAAAAGATTCGCAATATATCCTATATTAAAAAATTTGTTTGGCAAATACCTCTTACCGATGATAAAATGGAACTATATCTTATTCGTAGAATGTGGGGTCTTATTTCACCTCTACTAAGATTAAAATGTATGATGCATTATTATCGTTTTTTTACTAAAGAAATATCTGAACTCACAAATTGATACTTATACGTATAATTATCATAAATTAGTATTCATAATGAACCTTACTAGTCTACCACAAGATGTTTGCATTAACATTATGGAATATACGACACCTCATATTTGTCCTACGCAACGAGATAGAGAGCGATTACATAAACACTTCATACAACGTCATATATACAACAAAAAAACTGCCCCACCTAACGAAACGTTTAGTTTATTATATGACTATTTAGAACACGATTCTGAACACATATTTCACGTGTTAAGCACATGCAAGTGTTGTTTGCGTCATCAGCGAAATCGTCCCATAGCATATAACGAGGACAATCCAATATTGCCCATGAACACCATGTGTCAAGAAGAGCAAATAGGTAAAACACGTATTTGCGCATGTCCTTGCCGACATATCATGCGTGCGATGGTGCATCACTTTCATGATGTTTAAATGCAATCAACGTTCTAAATAGGACATAAAGAAATATTTTAGAAAAACTATATTTAGAAAAACTAATTACCATAGTATTTTTATATAACTATATTATATAACAATGGCTTCATTAGACATTAATAGTCCATATCTATCATCAGATGCCGTTACTCTTTTTATGCAGGCAGCTGATTTTCAACATGGTGATGGCAATGGTCATTTGTCATTAAACGAATTAGTTCTATTCATGAATCAAACTATTGTAAACTATACTCCGGGCAACCCTCAAATTGCACCCACACATATACAACAATACTTACCTCATGGTTTGACTAATTACGATAATTTATCACATTTTCAAGTCTATTATATTATTGGATTATATGGGAAGTATCTTAGACTGTTACCTCAAAATTCCCTCGACCATAACACTTTTATAACCCGTTTTAATAGTGATTATGGTGGAAATGCAACTGCTGCTCCTCCTCCTCCTCCTGCTGCTGCTGCTGCTGCTGCTCCTCCTGCTCCTCCTGCTGCTGCTGCTGCCGATCCTTGTTATCGGCCCCCAGATGCTGGTCCTCGTCCCGCCTACCCGGGGCAACCTACTACATTAAGTGACTGTAATAATTGCGATGGTGTAGAACCCATTAGTCAAGAAGATTTACAAGATTATGATGTAAATGAGTTAGCTATGTTACCTTCTGGAAACTGTATCAAAGCAGATCAACTCCAGGACCTGATTAACAGCCAAGGCACGCGAGCGAGAGATCCCTTGAATCCTTCTCTACCATTATAGGGGGAAGTAAAAAAAGAAAATCTAGAAAATATCACATGTAATATATTATTAGAATCTGTATAAATAATATAATACATAGAGAATATAGATATCATATTTTTTTATAGTTATATTATATAACAATGACTCAAAATATTAATAGTCCATATCTATCAGCAGATGCCGTTACTACTTTTATGCAACTCGCTGATGCTACTCATGGAGATAGTAATGGTCATTTGACATTAAACGAATTAGCTCAATTCATGAATCAAACTATTGTAAACTATACTGCGAACAACAAAATAGTTGTACCCGCACATATAGAACAGTACTTACCTGGACCGCCGATGACTGATTACAATACTTTAGAACATTTTCAAGTCTATTATATTATTGGATTATATGGGATGTTGCTTAGTAAGAACATTCAATCTCCCCTCGACTATAACAGTTTTATAACCCGTTTTAATAATGATTATGATGGAAATGCAGCTGCTGCTCCTCCTGCTGCTGCTGCTGCTCCTCCTGCTGCTGCTGCTGCTCCTCCTGCTGCTGCTGCTGCTGCTGCTGCTGCTGCTGCTGCTGCTGCTGCTGCTGCTGCTGATGCTGCTGCTGCTGAGGCTGACTTTCAGCAACAACGAAGCGAATGGGCGCGGCAGACTGCAGCCTTGCCCAACACCACCTACAGTTTCGGAACCGGCGGAGGCGGCGGAGGCGGTGGCGGAGGCGGCGGAGGCGGTGGCGGAGGCGGCGGAGGCGGTGGCGGAGGCAGCGGCTACAGTTTCGGAACCGGCGGAGGCAGCAGTGGTTTCACCGCCGGAAGCGCCGGACCCACATATGGTCCTGGCGTCAACTTCAGCGCCGGCGGAGGCGGCGGAGGCGGTGGCAGAGGCAGCGGCTACAGTTTCGGAACCGGCGGAGGCAGCAGTGGTTTCACCGCCGGAAGCGCCGGACCCACATATGGTCCTGGCGTCAACTTCAGCGCCGGCGGAGGCGGCATGGGCGGCATGGGCGGAGGCAGCGGCAGAGGCGGAGGTGTCAACTTCGGCGCCGGCGGAGGCGGCGGAGGCGGCATGGGCGGCATGGGCGGCATGGGCGGAGGCAGCGGCAGAGGCGGAGGTGTCAACTTCGGCGCCGGTGGCATGGGCGGCGGCATGGGCGGCAGCGGCGGCATGGGAGACTTCCCCGTCGGAGCCAGTTTCACAGGTGGTCGTCCCGTCAATTTCAGCGCCAGGGCCAGGGCCAGGGTCAGCGCCAGCGCCAGCGCCAGGGCCAGCGCCAGGGCATCAGCGGCGGCAGCGGCATCAGCGGCGGCAGCGGCATCAGCGGCATCAGCAGCATCAGCGGCGGCCAGGGAGACGCCCCGCCGCCCGTTTAGCACCCGACACAGCAGACGCCCCCCCGCGTCCGGTGCCGGCGCTGGCAACCGCACCCGACGCGCACCCGCAGGAGCAGCAGCACAGGCACCCGCTGGCAACCGCACCCGACGCGCACCCGCAGGAGCAGCAGCACAGGCACCCGCAGGAGCAGCAGCACAGGCACCCGCTGGAGCAGCAGCAGGAGGAGCAGGAGCAGCAGCAGCAGCAGCAGCAGGAGGAGTGGCAGGAGGAGGCGGTAGTGGGGGACCAGCAGGACCACAAATCTTTAAAGGTAATACAAGCGATCTTGGAAATTATGCAATACCTAAAGAGTGTATTGTTATAGTTAAAACTGAAATAGCTAGTTATAACAACATTAAAGATAAATTAATGGCTGCATTAAATGACCCAAACAAAAGCGTCAATTTTATCAATAAAATACTCCGCAGGGTCGACGACCGCATTGTAGCTATAAAAAGTAAATTAGAAAATGGAGATTCTACCATCAGTCCACCATGTCGTGGACCTATTATGTCTGATGCCATCTTCAAAACATATTGGCGGGATTGGATGAATAAGGAAGTTCAAAGTATCGAAGATGCTGTACGTAGACGAGACCCTAGTCTTTCTCCAGTTTTTACCCGTTATGGTGGTGGAAAAGGAACTCGCAATAGAAAATCTCGCAATAGAAAATCTCGCAATAAAAAATCCCGCAATAAAAAATCCCGCAATAAAAAATCCCGCAATAAAAAATCCCGCAAAAAAAAATCTCGCAATAAAAAATCCCGCAAAAAAAAATTCTAACCAAAGCTTACCGCAATCTCTTAAAAAAATACCACCCAGATCAGATTCAACGTCAAGGTTACAGGCCGGACGATGGAGATAATGCTATATTCAATACATTCAAAGATGCGTGGGATCAAAAAGGCGGAAGATTACGACGAAATAATTCACGTCGTACAAAGAAGCAAAAGACGAGTGTTCATCCCCGAAGGAGGAACACACGTTATAAATATGAAAAAATGAAAACCAGAAAAAGAAACTTACGAAAAAATAAAAAAACTAGACATAGATAAGTTTAGTGAAATAATATCCATTATTTATATTTGTTAATACTTTTATTTTTTATCTCTTTATTATAAAATGAGACATATTCATAGATTATTCTCTTTAAAACATATCATTTTTTTTGCAGTTGTATTATTTGTTCTATATCTAATATTTTCATTTGTCTACAAGAATAAGGTAGTTGAGCAATATTACTATACTGTTAAACATTTAAATCAAAACTCTAGTATACAATATATCAAACAACATGAAACTTATACCAACCACATTCATGCAAATTTGTATAATAATAATGGAGAGAAAACTGGTGTCATGCGTTCGATCAACGATCACGAAATAATTGATGGTATTAATAATGTGAATACTGTTACCACATTTAAAACAAAACGAGGAACTATTACATTTAATCTCTTCTACGAAACTTCCCCCGATAATCATTATTTATATGGTAATATCAGTGATGTTCTTAGTGAAAATGAGTCGGGTTACTATAATGGAAAAAAGGTATCTATTCAAATTGAAGGAAAAGACGATGGAAAAAGACTTGCTACCATTACCAGCGAAAATAGATTGTTTTAATTTTAATTCAATGATCACCACGTCCTAATTTCATCCAGTTTTGATTGTCGTCTCTTCGGTGCCTTTTTTTTTGCGGATGGTGATTGAGATCTTCTTCGTGGTGATTGAGATCTTCTTCGTGGTGATTGAGATCTTCTTCGTGGTGATTGTTGTGCTGTTGCCGCCGCTGTCGCTGTTGCCGCCGCTGTCGCTGTTGCCGCCGCTGTCGCTGTTGCCGCCGCCGCACGCCTTTGCTGCGCCGCCGCCGCACGCCTTTGCTGCGCCGCCCGCGCCTGCTCCCGCGCAATAACTAGCCCTGTCGATGGCTGTGCTGGCTGTGCTGACTGTTCTGGTTGTGTTGGTTGTGGTGTCCCACCTCTTTTCATCTTCTTGTGTTTTCGTGATTTACGTTTTTTTCTAGAACGTTTCTTTTTTTTCGTATGCGTTTTCATACGTTTTCTGGTAAGAGAATGGATTCCCCAAGTGTATTTAAGGGTATTATTATTTTTCTTACCTCCAATTTTACGTCGACTCGGTGGCATATACTATAACTAAATATTATATCTGCGGTTAAATAGGCGGTTTTTTAAATTTAGGATATTACAAATGGAAAACTTCTACATCGTATCAATTACTATATCGATTATTTACGTTGTATTAAAATTCATTGAAATGCGATTTATATCCAAAGAAAATGTGGCTATTAAAGAAATTATACGCGATACCGTAATGGTATTTATTAGCACAATAGGCGGAATGTTTATCATAGATCAAATAAAACCTTTAGGAACTGTAATTAAAACAACCACAGGAACACAACCTCCGTCAGTCTTTGCGGATGCACCTGGTTTTTAGACATTTATATAAAAAACTCACTTCTTATTGATACCACGCATTCAATTTAGCATTACGTTTATCATGGTTAGAAAAAAATGCACAAATACAATAGCGATAACAAGGGTCGCCCGTATGTATATAAATATCTAAATATAAGTCATCAATATATGATACTCTGGCTTGTTTTTTGAGACCTAATTTCTCGCTACATCGACGATTTAAAGTTATTGGTAAATCCTTATCGGGTATCCATGGATTTATCAATTCGGCAAATAAGTGTTCATTCATACAGAAGGACTACATAATATTTCTGTAGGAGTAAATAACATCATCATACTATATCCTATACATTCAAATGCCCAAAATTCCAGGCCTTTTGCAAAAGGTAACCACATACACGCAATCACCCCAACAATTAATTCCATTTGACCCAAAAATCGTGGTTTTGTGTAGATAATGGTCATAATACTGTGAAGCATAAATGAAATAACAAATAAAGTAACAGTTGTTCTATGCATCCATAAAGGCACGTAATTCACGGTGCATACTAAGAACCCTCCATAAAAAAATTGATAACTCGCCATTGTCCATCCTAATATATCTTTACCAACTTGACACCCTATATTTTTAATAACGTGGTGTTGGTATTCCCACATTAAGTTTAATGGACGAAACGATAGAGCAGCCAATGCACCCGTAGCATGGGCATTTGCTATAAATTCCGATATACTCGTACCGCCGGGTTGAGAAAAACCAACTGTAGATAAATAAGGTAAACTCCACACATAAAGAATAATAGTGGTTGAAGCTAATGGTCGAATATATCCTATTTTTTCTTTAATAGTTATAGTATTGGGTCCAACTAAATTAAGTTGTTCTATACTAGTCATAATATATATATAGAATTATTATATTTATATTATTACATCTCACACATGGTGTCGATATTCACGACTTATATATTAAAAAATACTTTTATTTAATACTAATGTTTCAATATCAGTATAACTAACTCCTATAATAATGAGTATTGCACCTAGTATTTTATGATAAGAAATATCTTCTTTTAAGTATAAATAGCATATCAAAAAGGTTATGGGTATTTTTGTATTACCTATTAATATCGTTAAATATTCCGGTAAATTATCTAATGCTTCAGTTCTTGTTATACCTATTATTACCGTAAATATAGCTGTAATAAATAGTAAAAATAATCCCTTCATATCATATTGGAATGACGGTTTTATTTTATACATGGGACAATAGATGAATAGATAACAAAGACCACCCACTAAAGCCATCATACTTGCTAATATATACTCTATACTGGTTAACTCAACATAGTTAAAATCATTGTTTAGTAAATATTTATAATAACTAGTTTGATACGCCATCATAATTCCATTTACTAAAATCAATAATACTCCTATACCTACGGATTTAAATTTCTTAAAATCCTTATGAATATTTTTATAAGCTGCTATTATGATGCCTAGTAAACATATAACGACAGAAATTATCTTAGTAGTCGTAATAGGCGCACCGGTCATGTAATGTTCAATGAATAACGCGGGTATCACATAAAACGGTGATAGTACTGTAAATAAAGAATAAGGAATCATTCGTATCACATTCATAGCTATGATCCAAGAGATTGAACCGGATAAAGATACTTTAAATATAGGCCAAGTAAATATATTTTTAAAAGGGTTATCTGAAAATTCTTTTAATTTTTTATTATGTATCGCAAATTCTTTATCATCGTAATGATATATTCCAAGTAATATTATGCTATATAGTATGATAACTATACTAGCATTAAACATAATTTGTAAGGTTGGACCAATATTTACAGTTTTAATGACATAACCATTCATAATTCCTAAAATTATACTCAGCATACGAATTAACACATATTTCATATATATATATATATTATAATTATAATATTTACATTTCAGACATAGCATCAATATTCACAGTTCTAGTTTTTTTATTTACTTTATTTTTTGAAACACCATAAGTAGAAAATATATCTCGTTCAAGTTGTTTATGTGGTTCATGGTTATGAACTGTTCTCGCAATCATTTTGTATAATTTAAATCCAGGATATCTATCCTCACCATTTGCTTTATATAATACATTACGTCCTTTATCATCTTTGCACCAATCTACTATGAGATTGCATAAAGGATCATCAAGAGAATTTATATCTTTATCATCATCTATAACTAAATCAAACATACTACAAGCTAAACGACATAAATCAAAACTATAATTGGGTTCTACTCTACTTTTGCTTTCATTATAGAATGGTTCAGTATTATATTGTGTAGTAGCATCTCCTTCTTTACTAAAACTATCACTATAATAGTTGTGTCCTTTAAAAGTATAAATAGCTCGCCCAAAATCAATTATTTTATAGATGTGTCCAAAAGTAGGAACTTTATAATATTTATTTTCATATTGATAGACAATATGTTGCTTTTCGGTGGGACACAACATTATATTATTCGTATGTAAATCGTTATGTGTTAATTTAAAACATTTTTGATATGTAATAAGAGTCATAATAATTTGCATTAAAGCTGCTGACATTTCAGCATTTGAAATATCTTCATTTACAATATATTTATCAAATGTTATATCACATTTTTCTAATGCAATCATATTCACGGGAAATACATCTATTTCAGCATGTAATTCATTTTCAGTACTTACACTAGAATATGACCCTGAATTACTGTCGGACCTTTCATCTGATTCACCATCACTATCACTTTCATTTTCATTTTCATTTTCATTATCGGTAACAGAACTTCTAGAGGAACACTCGCTACAACTGCTACTTTTAGTGCTACTTTTACTGCTACTTTTAGTGCTACTTTTACTGCTACTTTTACTGCTACTTTTAGTATTACTTTTAGTATTAGTATTTAGTTGTATAGAATCATTGTTATGAATGGATACATTTAATTCGGTCAATGGCGTAATTTCGTCCATGTTAGTTGCTAGTGGTGATATAAATAATTCATTTATATCATTATCAATCACATCAATAGTTAAATCATTAGATAAAGGATTAGATTGTTGTATAGTTAATTTTTCTTTATAATTTCTTGAATCATTTATGTTATATAGATAATCATCTATTTTTCCTAATATTTTAAATTTTTCATTTTTATTTAATTGATAAAAATCAGATTGATGTATCATGCTTAATTCTTCTTCAATATTTACTTTAAATCCATGTTTTAATCCGATATAACTTCCATAGAAATCAATACCGTGAATAAAATGATGATGGTTTAATAGTAAACTAGATAAAAAATAAAAAAATCCATCCGTGTAAGCAGAATTGTTGCTTTGATAAATTTTGCAATTTTTTTTTAAACTATAATTAGGGATAGTAACTTCGTTATCCTCATATTTTCCAATCATATATTTTACAGGATCCAATAGTGGTGAATATTTAAAAAATACAGACACTTTTTTAGTTTCATTGTTTTTATGATTAAATACAATACCTTTAAATACACAATCATTATCTTTAGCAACAAGTTGTTTTAATCTAAATTTGTGATTAAGTTGTATAGTATTAAAATTACTAGGTGTTATATCAAATAAATGTTCATATAAAGGATTATAATTTTGTGCATCTTTTAAATGTGTAAATTCCATATCATTTAATTGTTCAAATAAAGAAGTCATTTTTAAAAATAATCATATTTAAAATACTCTATCTAAACTAATAACTTGCGTTTTTACTATTTATTTTTTTTTTCATTATACTATACGAATGACGTTAGAACTAAAAAAATTTGATATGCGTAATATTAGTTTTAAACCTAATGAAAATAAAGGTCCTGTAGTGGTTTTAATTGGACGTCGTGATACTGGGAAAAGTTTTTTAGTAAAAGATTTATTGTTTAATCATCAAGATATTCCTATAGGAACAGTAATATCAGGAACAGAAAGTGGTAATAATTTTTATTCAGATCATGTTCCTAAACTATTTATTCATGATGAATACAATACAGCCATTATTGAAAATATTTTAAAAAGACAAAAAGGAGTATTAAAAGAAATTAACAAAGAACAACAACACTATGGTAGATCCACCATTGATCCAAGAGCATTCGTTATTTTAGATGATTGTTTATTTGATGCTTCATGGACAAAAGATAAAATTATGCGTCTTCTTTTTATGAATGGTCGTCATTGGAAAATTATGTTAGTGATTACCATGCAGTATCCCCTAGGTATTCCACCTAATCTGCGTACAAATATAGATTATGTGTTTATTTTGCGAGAACCTTATATTACAAATCGTAAGCGAATTTATGAAAATTATGCAGGTATGTTTCCTACATTTGAATCTTTTTGTCAGGTCATGGATCAGTGTACAGAAAATTATGAATGTCTAGTCATTAATAACAATGCTAAATCAAATAAATTAACAGACCAAATATTTTGGTATAAAGCATTACCTCGTGCTAATTTTAAATTAGGCGCCAAAGAATTCTGGGACATTTCTAAAGATTTAAATTCTGATGATGAAGATGAAACATACGATCCTAATAAATCACGGAAAGCATCGGGACCTAGAATTAATGTAAAAAAATCTAGTGGTTGGTAAATTTATATATTAGATACGTTTATAATATATAAATCTCTAGTTACCTACTTTACGCATGGCGGAACGGTGAGCTTTCTTGAAAGAATAACCCTTATGCATCATTTTTTTCATGTGGTTCATGTGACGTTTGGTGTGATGTTTGGCATGTTTACGCATGGTGCTAGCCTTTACCTTGTGAGGCTTAGCGTGGTGTTTTTTGCTGTGGTGCTTGCGAGTTCTGTGATGACGCATTATATATATATATGTAAGAAAAAATATTATAAATATAATACATCTAGGTTATGTTAAAAATAAAAATATAATCCTAAAACACCTAATAATCCTTCTAAGAATACAATAAACATATGAGAATTTTGTTCCCACATACTATAAGATAATAATAAGCAACCTATAGCATATATTAAAAAGAAATTGCCTGGTAAATATACCTTTTTACCATTTACATATTTTTGATAAAATAGAGACATAAAAGCTAGAACTATAAAAGATAAACCTAAATTGTGTTCATTGATTTGATTTATTATATTCATTATATAATAAAGATATATTTTGTATAATTACATTCCAATTTTTCAAAAGGAGCTGCTCCTGCTCCTGCCCTTGCTCCTGCTCTTGCTCCTGCTCCTGCTCCTGCTCCTGCTCCTGCCCTTGCTGCTGCCACTAAAATTATTGAATTGATTCTTAAAATATTGTTGGGCTTTTTTTTGATCAATTAAATTTTTAACGTCTCTATACGCTTTGTTTACAGGAACCGAACCTTTAACACCCCAGTTGTTTAATGTATATCTATTTAAATTGCGTCCTACATTTATTATTCCTAGTTTAATAGCTTTTTTATTACCACGAGTTTGTCGCTTTCCTTTTTTCATTCGTTTATTTCTTTTACCACCCTTTTTCGTTTTTTTTAAAAATTGTTTACATTTTTCTAATCTATTTTGTGTAGATTTATATTTTTGTAGGTGACGTTGGTGCATCTTTACAGAATATCTTTTTACCATTTCTTTACATTTTCGTGTTTCATTTTGATTTAATTTTGATTTCATTTTCTCTTTATTTGTTTTTAAATCATATTTATGATTTAAAATAGCCTTTCTCTCTGATTCTGGAAGAGTAAAAATATATTTTTTATATTTACTATAAGGTTTCATCAATTTTTTAAATTTTGTGTGATCCTCTGGACCTAAACCTTCGTATCTATCATAAGGGTCGTTATACATTCTAATATACCATAATATCCATTGCTTATCACTTAATACCTTCATATATATATATATAAATATAAATTATATTCATGTTAGCTATTTCATTTTAGACGTGTTTTTAAAATGAATTATATATATATATATATAATGGTTCGTATAACTCCTAAAACGCGCTGTATGCATGGGAGTGCAGCAACAAACTCTGCGACTGCGGTCGAACTAAATACATTTTTAAAATATTGTAAAAATATCGATACTTTGATTAAAGGTGCAAAAAAAATTTATGTATGGGTTATTGATATGCAACCTGATTTTATTGATCAACCATTTCAAGATAACACCGTTTTTAAGAAAGAGGAAATACCAAAACAACTAGAACACCCAGAGTTAGATACTCCAATTACAGAAAATAATACACTTAAAGTAAGGATAGGGGCAAACTCTAATAAAAAAGTAGAACAACGACCCAATAGTGTTTGGAAAAATTTTTTGAATAAAAGTCCCAATAAAAAAGATAATAAAATCGATAAAGGACGGTTTGCGGTTGATGAAGGTTATCAATGTATAAAAGATATTCAGTTTTATATAAAGTTATTAAAAGATGAAGAGAAATTACAAAAGGTTATTTTCTCAAGAGATGTTCATACTAGAAATAATGATACTATAGAAGAACCAAATCATTGTTCTTTCTCTGTAACTGGATCTACAAAAGGAAAAATTGACGGCATAGGTTTTCCGACTCATTGTGTTAATGGAACTGCTGGATGTCAACTTCATCCTGAAATATGGAAAATGGTTAAAACACTTAAAGATAAATCAATGGTCGTAATTAAAGGTTGTCAACATGATGTAGACAGTTTTGGTGCTGTATCTTATAGTTGCAAAAATCATCCCCATACCAAGATGTATACTAATTCAAGACAACAAAATGGTTGTAATACCGATTGTTTGGGAAATAACGATTTACCAGGGACCGGTTCTTATGTATTAAATAATACTGGAACATTGGCACAAGACACAAGAAACGACCCTACGGTAAATAATTTAACTACCATAAAAAATGATACAAACAATAAAGTCGAAAATGTATTAGATTTACAGGAAAGTGAAAGAGGAGTTTTACATTTAGTATGTGGTTTAGCAGGAGATTACTGTGTTAGAGATACAGCAATTAATCTAAAGTTTAAGTATCCAAGTCATAAAGTGGCCATAATTGCAGACGCGACTCGGTATCCTTCCTTACCGGACTTTGTTATAGACTTAACCACTACTGATAAAAATCGAGAAACGATTCATAACAATTTTAAAAAAAATCTTCATTTAAATAGTCATACAGACATGCCTAGTCAATTAAATAATTTTTTTCTCACTGCTCCAGATACTTTACTATATACCTATAGTTCAAATTTTTTTAACAATAGAGAAGGAGTATTATTTACCATGGCGCCGAATAGAAAAAAAAATATAAAATACATAAATCCTACTGATAACATGGTGAGACCTGTTAGAAACCCTGATTACAAATATTGGTGTCTAGCAAGACATATGTATTTATTAGGAAAACAATTAAAAATGTGTAATGACAAAAAGATGGACTGTTATAAAAAACAAAGACTAGGTGTGCGTGAAGGAAATGATATTAGTGTATTAGGATTGAGTAGTCATAGTATATCGTCACTAGTCGGTAAAAAAGGACGAAGAACCCGTCATCGCACGAGAGAGTATAGTAAAGTGCGAAAAATCAGAAAGAGAACCCGTCGTCGAAACCAGGTGAAAATTGAAAACAACCACCCATTTTAGGTATAATTATATATATAATTAAATGATCGTTGTTTTTTCAGCCACACATTTTAGTTTTTGAATTTCCTCACTATTATCCTTATTTTTGCTTAAATAGTCCACATTACACACGTGCACTTCGGGAAAACGATGTACTATGCAAAAGTCTTTTTTACATTCACACGTAAAACGCATCAAAAGTAGTTTGGTTTTGCAACCAGGATGAGCGCATGTTTTTTTAGACATCTTTATTATAGTTAGAAAGGAATAAAACAAAAAATAATAATTCAATTTATGCTACATTTATATTATAAAAAATCAATGATTTTATGAAATATTAACTCGTCAAACGGAACTTGTTTATACACAATGCGAAAAGATAGATAATTTTTTACTTTTATATATACGCTTTCTCGGGTTATATATTCATCAACCACCCGAGAAAGTGTGTATCCAGGAGACCAATCACATAAAATGGTATTACAACAAGGGCATTCCTCTATACTATTTAATTTTAGTAATATAGGTTTATAGTAAATATACATATATTTATGACGATCTATGTAACTAATATCATTTACGAAAAAGTTTGGTGGTTTAAAAGGATAATCTGGATAAATGTGAAATACTAATAAGTTATTTAAATGAGGAAATTTTATTTCCATAAACCTTTTGTTAGGATGATAAATAATAAGTGAATAATCAAAATGTTTAAAATCGCGTTCTAATTCTTTTGTAATTCGTTTCATACTAGTATGATTTAACATTATAGTAAATAGTGCTTATAGTCTTTAAATTTCTATAGTATTTAGTATTTGCTCAAAATATTGTTTATTAGCGGTTATTTTACCTTTTTCCTTGTTTACTTTCACATAAAATTTGTATTTTTCCAAACTCGTGGTTATTGTGTCTGGAATATCTTTTAAACAATTTATAATATCTTTTTTTTTATTCCATAGTTTACAAGATATATTGTATATGATTTTATCATCTTCTATAATGATTTCAGGCATCATCCACGACATAATTTCTAATAAATATTCTTCAGTCATTTGTTCGTCTTTATATCCCTTACTAGTTACCCAATTATTATATAACATAGTGATTTCATCTAGTTCTAATTCATCGTCTATATCATCGCCAACCGTTATAGTTTGGGTCCAATAATGCTGAAAAGAATTCCATGTAATTGGAACATTGGATTGGATACCAATACATAATTCAGTATCTTGATGTAATATTTTCATGGATGTTAATATACTTTTAAAATTAGATTGTGAACTAATACACGGTAACTTATATTTTTTAAGAAACACGCGCCACAAAAAATAAACATCTTTGTAACTTAAAGTAATATCACAGTCACTATCTTTAATAAAGAGTTCTGTTATGAATTTTTCTACCACACTTTCAGGCGAAAAGGTTGATAGTAAATAGGTTTGATCTGTAAAATCTTTATCAGTACACGTATTTAAAAATTGGTCGGATGATGTATATCTACTGGAGTAATAATAAGTTATAGCAATAATATTCATAATAGTATTACGCACTATATTACTATGTAATTCTTCATTAAATTGTATAGGAGGGAATAATCTGCAATCACTGTAATTATGATCATAATACTTGTATTTAAATGTTTCTGTAATACTTTTACCTATATATTTGTATATGTGTTCTGATAGTAATTTTAAAAATCGTTTATAACTATTATCTATAATATGAATAAGATGAGTATTTTTTTTTAACAAAGTATCACCTATAATAGTTAAAAAATATTTTAAATGATTTTTATTATGGAATAAAGAGGGATAAAACATATTAAGTGTAGATTGTATAGTATTAGTGTCTGGTATAACTTGACTAAAAGGAGAATCTTTTATTTGTCTAAGAATAATATTTTTAATTTTAAACTTCCATTGCCGCATGTAAAAAGGTTGTTTTGTTAATTCAAGGTGTATTTTATTATGTATTTCATCCTCTGTTATAATAGAATAATTATAGTTTTTATATTCTATGAAAAATTCTGTGCTAGATATGTAGTAATATTCATGATGTTGAAAAAAGTATTTTACGAATAAAGTGGTTTGTTTTATTTGTTCATCTTTTTTAGCAGTTCTTTTAGAATATTCTAATTCTAAATTTTTTAATAAATCCGGGATATTTTCAATATATTGATGCAATTTTTGAAGAATATAAGGATTGTCTTTATATTTTATATGCATTTGTTGTATAATCATACCATAATTATCCATATAATATAGATAATAGTGATATATTTATATAGTAACATAGTATAATAATGAGTGAAGTTATATTTATGAAAGACATTACATTTTTATCCTATTTTCAATCCGCTTTGCGAAATATTATAGTATTTTCAACATTATCTATGGCCTTTATCCGTCAAGCGGTGATGTATAAAGAAAAAAACAAATTATATAATATAGTTTATCTACTATTTGGTTTTACTTTTTTAACAATAGGAATAGTTTTAAATTATATATTATTACAAGAAACAAAAACATATAAATCTAGTAAAAAGAAATCTAACCAACCTAATGATGTAAACTACGATTTAATCATCATTTATGTAATGTTTATGCTTATGATGTTATTTATGTTATTTACAGTATATCGTATGTTTCATAATTTAATACATTTCTATTAGACAACCTCGTTTTTTTCTTAATAGTTTAGC